ATGATAAACTCAGTTCAGAGAATAAATTGTGACGAATGCTATGGTCACGGCGTTATCTTCTATGGTGACGAAAATGATTACTCAATAGAGCCTTGTGAGTGTGTATGAATTACTCACAAGAACAACTAAAAAGAAAAGCCCACCTAGAAAATGGTGGGACACTTTCTAACTATGACCGCACACATTATCCAAAAGAACAACTAGAAAAGGCAGGGTATAAAAATGAAACTAACAATAACTAGCATGAATGGGCAAACCTTTGACATGGAATTGCCAACAAAAGAAAATGTAAATTATTTTATTGACTTGTATCGCAAAAATCTCAAAAGAAATCAGAGAGTAAAAATTACTTGTGATTTACTTGGAATTGACGGGTATTTACAAGGCACAGCTCCCATTAGATAAATAAAAAAAGATCACACTGCTACCAATACTTTTTAGGGGTAGTGGTGTGCTCACTATTTATTTTTTATTTTATTTTTTAAAATGTGCATCATACATCTTTGAAAAATTTTCAGATTTTGGTATAATGGACTTATGAAACTAACAGAAGAAGCAATATCAAAAGTAGCAGAATTAATAAAAAATGAACAAGTAGCTTTTACTGACAAAACATTATTTTTGAGAGTAGCTGTACAGCCTGGAGGATGTTCTGGTCTTAGATATCAAACATATTTTGACTATGATATAAAAGACGGAGATCATCTAGTTAGATATAAAGATTTTGATTTGCGGGTAGATAAAATGTCCTGGCCATATTTAGATGGATCTACTATGGACTTTGTGAACAAAATAGATAAACAAGGATTTAATATAGATAATCCAAATGCACAGGGCGGATGTGCTTGTGGGGATAGTTTTAATTAATCTTTTATATCAAAACTTTCTTTTACAAAATCTGGAAATATTCTTATTTTAAAATTTTCTTTATGATCACGAACATGTTTAATAAATATTTTTTCTCCATATGGATGAACTCCATTTTCATTAACATATAAAAAATTTATTTTATTTTTTTTAAAATAATTTTTAGCCCAATCTATCATTTCTTTTGAAGGTAAGCTAGGAGCTTGTATAAACTCTACATATTTAATATCATGTATAGCGTTAAATTTCATAATAACTCCACAATTTTCAGGTTTCCATTTATCTGGAATATTTTTTATATCTAACCAAACGCAATTAAAAGTTTTACAAGGATAATTTGGTCTTGTATCATATCTTGTACATCCATTATTTTGTTTTAAAAAAATACAAGGATTTCCTGGATATATTCTAGTACTATCTACAGTAAAAGTTAACCACCCCTCACAACATTTAGTACATGTTCCACATGTTTTATTTTTACCAAATTTTATTGTTGAAATTAAATTCATTATATTTTTCCTTCAATCCATTTTTCTTTCTTTGTTTTGCTATCTCTATCTTTTTGCATTTTTCTATAAACACCACTCTCTAATCCAACAGATTCATACTCTATTATTGCTTCCATTAGTTTATCATACATTTTACTTGTATTAGATTTTATATTTAAATTATACTTAGTTCTTTTAAATGGCATAATGGTTATAAACGGATCTCCAGATTTTACTTTAAAAGATTTGTTGTCTGAGTGAAACAATGACGGTATATTTATTTCATGATGGATATCTGTATCAATAATTCCTGGCATTGGAGTAAAGTTTTGATTAAATGAATATATTGGTGGAATAACTAAAATCGAATATCCTTTTGGAGTAACTATAGACCATGGAGTTACTATTTTAATAGTATTTTCTACTTTTTTATTTCCTACATAAAAGTCTGTATATTCTAATAATTGTTGTTTTGAATGTTCTCCCCAATATAAATTATTCTTATATATACATTCATATTTATCTTCTAAATTATTAAATATGATTTTACCATTGTCATTATATATATCTGATGTTATCCACATAGGCATTATATATAGGTTTGAAAAAAAATCTACTATTGCTGGACAAATTCTAGCAGTAGGAATTAAATCAAAAAGAATATCTTTATTTTTTTGTTCTACTTTTGTTGGAATATTATTCCACCAATCTGGTAATAAATTTCTATATGGTTTAGGACAAAAATCTAAATCTTTATCTAAATTATTTACTATGCTTGTAAAATAAATATTTTTATTTTTTTTAAAAATCATTTCTTTTTTCTTTCTGAATTTTCCTATATGCATTTCTAAATCCATAACCTAAACCTAAATGAAGATCTTGTTTTTGTTCCCAATCATTCATTACTTTACTAAAATAATTATCATGTTCTATATTTTTCTTTATTATTTTATAGTTTGTTTTTGTTCTTTTAAAAGGTATATACATTAAAAGAGGTGTACCACTTAATATACTAAATTGTTTATCATTACAATGTAATAAACTAGGATGATTCATTTGATGCATAATATCAGTATCAACTATTCCAGGCAGTATAGTAAAATTTTCATAAAATTCATAAAATACTGGCAAAACTAAAGTTGACCATCCTTTAGGAGTAATTACATGCCAAGGACTATCAAACTTTATTATTCCATCTATATCTCTATCTCCAATTCTAAATTTATGATGTTCTAAAAATTGATTTTTATCATGTCCAGAAAGTTTTTGAAATCTATCATTATTATCTATATAGAAGTCTATTCCTGTTTTTTCTTTATTTAATCCATGAATTAATATGTTTGTCCACATAGGAACAATATATCCTTGATTAAAAAAATCTGGTACTGCTGGACATCTTCTTATTGTTGGCCAATTATTAGATTGATTTGGTATTTTAGTCCACCATGAAGGAATATATTTTTTTGCAGAGTATGGAACTATATCTTTATTTTTTTCTAAATCATCTATAGAAGCATAAAACTTAATATTATTGTCTGATCTATTAAAAAACATTACCACTTACCAATAGGGCATTTTGCATTTTCTAATGTTGTTTTTAATTTCATAAAACACCCACACTTTCTACATGTCTTTGTTTTTTGTCTAAACCATTCACAACCACTACAGATTTCAAGGCGGTATATAGAAAGTTCCTCTGAACTTCTAGGTGAATTAGGATTTATTAAATCCCATGGTTTCACATCATCTGACATCTAATCCATTATACCTTATCCCTGATATTCTGTAAAATGCCATACATAGAAAATAATACATATTTAGACATATAGAATGTTTACATTCATTTATTGTCTTTAGAGGGTTTTAATATCTCTATTTTCGGCTTCGCTCTATACCGTCGATTTTAATGTTATAATTCTAGTATGACCGCACATATATTACATACCCTTAGCAACTCGTCTGTGACCCGTTTAACCCCGAATGGAACGCATTCTGGAATGGATTTTACAATTCAAAATGCGAACGATACGGGTTATATTTATGTTGGTGGAACAGATACAGTTTCATCTACTGATTATGGATTTAGAATTTTACCAAATCATTCTATTTCATTCGAACTACCTCCAAAAGATGCATTATTTGCGATTGCATCTGTTAACGGAATGAAAGCAGCAGTAATTAGCATGAGTTTGGAAAGTCAGAATAAATAATGGCACGGTTTACCCATCCATCTATAGGACCGCTTGATGTATCAATTGACGATGGAAGTATAACTAGTACAATTCATACTTATTCACCAGTATGGTCTGGAACTGGACTTACATTTACTGGTACACCAGCAACAGGATCTTATATTAAAATTGGTAAATTAGTTACAATTCAAATAGATGTTTTATGTACTACTGTTACTAACTTTGGAACTGGACAATATTCTTTAACAATTCCATTTGCATCAAAATATCATACAGATGTTTATGGAGGATCAATTCATGATGTTACTCCATCAGGTACTGACCATTATAGTATTAAAGGACATTTATCTCCATCTAGCACAACAATGACAGTTTGGAATATTAAATCATCCGCAGCTGACGAGCCATTTGATCATAATTCTCCAATTAACTTATCAACTGCTGATAAATTTCATATGTCATTCTCATACATTTGTGAATAATTTATTTCAAATAATGATATAATTTATCTCATTATGACACCACGAGACTGGATTACAATGACACTTGAAATTTTGTCAATACTTACTATAGTTGGTGTAGGAGTTAGGTGGACTGTGAAAAAATATGTAGAACAAATAATGGCAGAATTAAAACCAAATAGTGGATCCAGTATGAAAGATCAAGTTACCAGATTAGAATTACGTATGAATGAAGCTGATCAAATGCGACGTGATATGGACAAAAAACTTGATAAGATGTATAATATTTTGATTGATCACGTTGCTAAAAATAATAATTAATTACTATATATAATATATATTAAATATTTAATTTATTAAGATATTCTTTTTCTTTAATATATATTTCAATTATACACTTGTTTCCTGGCTTTTTCAACTTATACCGTGGTTTTCTTTATAACTCTTTTATAACTTTTAATAACAATGTCTGGTTTGATATAGTTTGTACGTTTTTATATAAATTAATGTTATAATTCCTTTTGCTGGCACTCAAGGTTGCTTCTACCCACCCCACTGCCCCTTGGGTGTCAGCCTTTTATTTAATGGTATAATCTGTTTTATGTGTACACCAGAAACAGAAAAATATGGAGCAACCCCAGCAAATATACAATGGACAGTTGTTCGTGGTGATACTGCTAAATTACAAATTCAATTTTTAGAAGATGACGAAGTCACTGGCTTTGACACTGATGGCTGGACGTATAAAGCAACATCTTATGATCCAAATGGTGATATTTTAGATGATTTAACAGTTGATGCTGAAGGACATTCAGTAACAATAATTGCCCCAGCATCTATTACAGAAAATTGGGGAACTAGTTATAAATCTGTTGTTACAGAACTTTCATTTGATTTATCTGTAACTATTGTAGATGGTTTAGAAACAACTATATGGACTCCAGTTATCGGTACGATTTGTGTTTTGGGTGATGTTACTCCAGGAGGTAGCTTATAATGCCAGTAGTTAAAATATCAGTATCACAAGATAATTTACCTCCAGTTATTAAAATTGGAAATAAGGTTTTTAAGGTAAAGAAGTAGGTAAAGTTCATGGCGCAAATCATGGATTTTCCAAATTCTTCAAAGAATAAAAAAAAGTATTCTGATAATGTAGTAAAAGATACTGACTTAATTGTAGATCCAGAAATGTTTATAGCAGTACCTGGACCTCAAGGAGAACGTGGTCCAATTGGTCCCAAAGGAGATACTGGTCCGCAAGGAGAACAAGGTCCTAAAGGAGATAAAGGCGATCCTGGACTTAATGGCAAAGATGGTCGTGATGGAAAAAATATTTTATCTCCATCAGAACAAAATATAGGTTGGGCTTTATATGATAATCTAAATAAATATATATATAGATTAGGTGCAAATCGTGGGGAAGATGGATGGGTAAATTTTTCTGTTGATGGAAATGGCAAAAATACTAATGAAAAATTTTTACCAAAAGAATCAGTTGGTTTATGTAATATAGAAATAAAAAGATTAAATTTTAAAACATTAAATATAGGTTCAATTATAACAGTTCGTTATAATATAGAATTAACAACATTATCTAATAATACAGAAGTATGGTTTAGAACATTATCTAAAAATGAAGATACATCTCCAACAACATATTTAGGTTGTTTAAAATATCAATTTTCATATGATATTTCTATGCAACATACTATATTTTTAGAAAATAGGGAGATGCAGCTTTTTGGTGGTATACCCCAAATTAGAACAGATCATGATGCAGAAATGATAGTAAAATCCATACATATTGCAGTGTCATAATGGTATAATAAAGCAGGAGGAATAATGGCATTTCCAGGAACATATAATTTTAGTTACTATCGTGGAGACACATTTCAATTTGTTATAAGGCCAAAGACAGCCAATGGTGGATCATTTTCTTTAGATGACTATGCAGGCAATGCTGTTTTTACAATATCTACATCAAGAGGTCCTTCTGGGGTTGCCAATCAAGTTACTGCCACCGCTGTTATTGATACTGCAGAAGATATAGTTACATGCACAATAGAGCCAGATCAAGGAAGAGAGCTTGAAGGCGGTACAACATATGTATATGACGTTCAGATAGATAATGGTGCAGATGTAATATATACTCTTTTAACTGGAACAATAACAGTTACAGATGATATTACAGGGGCAACAATATAATGCCAACAGTATTAGTAAATAATGATGATTTAACTGTTTTAGGTCCTCCAGAAACCACAGAAGTTTTAGTTGATATTGGTCCAAAAGGTGACCGTGGTAGTCAAATTTTTGTTGGATTGGGAAATCCAAATTCAGTATCTATTGGACAAACTCCAGAACTTAATGATATTTATATAAATGCAACGCCAGGTACAGAATACTCTTATTTATACCAGTATGTTTCTGAACCAGGTGGAAATACGTGGGTAGAGGTTTTAAAAATTAGTCCAACAATATATGCAAAACTACATACAGTATCTTTTGTAGATGGCGCTGGAACTGTAGAAATTCCAATATCAGATATTACATCTATAAGTGGTGGAGATCTAGATCCAGAAAATTTTAATATTCAATATCAGATAACTGGAAGCAATCCAATATCTTCGGCTATGGCTATTCCATCAATAACTGGTGGAGATACAAACTTAGAAATAAATATATCTGCTATGGAATATGATGGAGGTTGGCAGAATATAGATGAGAATAGAACAGTTCATATTTTCATCTCAATTATGCTATAATAAACATTATGTCAGAACAAATCGGAGCCCTTTACCCAACTCAAATTCCAGCTTATTCTGAAACGGCAGATATACAGGCTGCTTTTAGATTATATCACTATGGTTCTAGTGCATATGATACAGAAAATGAAGATCCAGCAGAATTGGTTGAAGGATCTATTGCTTATACATTAAATGATTTTCAAAATCAAATTGATACAATTGATCCAGCTGGTAAAATTTCAGAAACTATTATTGATGCCAAAGGTGATTTAATTGTTGGAGCTTCAAGCGATACCCCTTCTAAACTTTCTGTTGGTAGCAACAATTTTGTTTTAACTGCCGACAATGCTCAAACCCTAGGAGTCAAGTGGGCTGCTCCAGATGTTTCTCAATCAAACGCAGTCACATTAACTAATAAAACTTTAACAAGTCCAATAGTTGATGGATCTGGAATTATATTTGAAGGTGCAACTGCAGATGCATATGAAACAACTTTAACAGTTACAGATCCAACTGCAGATAGAACTATTACTTTACCAAACGCAACTGGTACAGTTGATTTACAAGAGTTATCTTTTAATACTCAGTCTGGAACAACATATACTTTTGTTTTAGCAGATCAAAGCAAAATGATTACAGCATCTAATGCTTCTGCACAAACTTATTCAATTCCTACAAATGCATCTGTTGCTTTTCCAGTGGGAACACAAATACATATAATTCAAATAGGGGCTGGACAAGTCACTATTTCTGCAACTACCCCAGCCACAACAACGGTACTTTCATCATCATCCATTAATGCAAATAATCCAAAAACTAGGGTACAATATTCTTCAGCGACCTGTATAAAGGCTGCTACGGACACATGGTACGTGATAGGTGATATAGTATGAGAATATTAGGTATAGTTGCTTCTTCAGTATTTAAGACGTTTATTGATAATTTTAATAGAAGCACTTCAGGAAGTTTAGGAACTCCGTCTGGTGGTGGAGTCTGGATTGCTACAAGCGGAACATGGTCAGCAGATGGATCTAAAGCAACATCTGCCACTGCTGCATCATCTTATCCAATTGCATCTGCAGAACTTTATACTAATGCACCAACAATTGATCTAGATACAGATGGTGCTGGTGCTGGTGTAGCATTTTGGGTTCAAGATTCTTCAAACTGGTATGGTGTAGTTCCTTGGAGAGCAACGGATACTGTTTATAGTCAACAAGCTAACTACGGTTCACAGTGTAATGCATATTCACAAACGTGCAATGCGTATACTCAAGTGGGTCCTATTTGTACTGGAGCATATTCTATATTTACAAATAATAGATATGGAAAATATACTCTTTATTGTAGAGAATTTGCCTATCAATCATCATGTAGCGCTTATGGATCATTATGTAATGCATATTCACAAACAACATCTTATTCTCAAATAACTTCATATGCTCAAGGTCAAAGATATTTAAGATTATTAAGAAATGTAGGCGGAACTGTAAGCACAGTAACTGATCAAGCAGTAAATGCTGCTGTAGCATCAATAAAAGTTATTGTCAATTCTGCGGGAGCAATTACTGCTAGAGCCTATTCAAGTGCAGGTCAAACAAATCAAACTGGAAGTGATTTAACAAATACTCCAGTATCGCCTACAAGAGCAACAAAACATGGAATTATATTAGCCCCATCTGGCTCTGATACTCAACAAACCAAAGTTGATAACCTAAGCATGAAAGGAACATGATATATATTAGTGTATAATATATATTAGAAAAAAGGAGATAAAATGCCACAAGCACCAAGAAACTATAAAGAATTACAAGTACCACCAAGTATTTTTACTTTACCCAAACATATTGCTTTAATTATAGATGGAATTGTAGAAAATATACTTCATCTTAATGAAGATGAATATAATTTATTTATGTCAAATCCAAATATTGTTTTGTTAGAACCAGAAACGTCAGACGGTATGTATACTATTCAAATTAGTAATGATTCTAAAACACAAAAATTTTATTTTACAGAACGAGATGCATCAATTATTTTATCATCACCAACTTTTAAAGAAGTTAATATTAAATCAAGCGGTGGTCCAGATATTGGATATTTATATGATTTGGCAACAGATACCTTTACTGAAAATCAATAAAAAAATAATTTAATATACTATAGGGGTGATAAAAAATTAAGTATACTTATTTTATTTCAGATCCACGATCTGCAAATTATATATTACCAGTTTCAGCAAAAGAATTAATTCCAGAATGGTACAAAAAGTCAGAAAAGTTTTGGATTGATATAGATACTGAAAGACCTGGAATAAAATCTTGTATTCCAATATTAGATGCATTAATATCTGGATATTTTTTATTAACCCAAGTTGACATTTATATAGAAAAAGATAATAATGGGTCAATATCTATAAATTATGGAAATGATAATTTAAATGATTATGATTTTATTTCAGAAAGACCAGATGATTTAGGAAAAAATATGCCAAGACCAGCTGGACATTTAAGAAATCATTTAGTTTGGACTTCAAATTGGGCTTGGAAAACTCCAAAAGGGTACAGTATGTTAGTTACACACCCACTAAATGGTTGGCACTTACCTTTTACAACCATGTCTGCAATAATTGATAGTGATAAATTTAATGGTCCAGGAAATATACCATTTTTTTTAAAAAAAGATTTTGAAGGTATAATTCCAAAAGGAACTCCATATGCTCAACTTATTCCAATAAAAAGAAAAAAATGGACTATGGTATATAGTAAAAAATTAACAGATTCTATGATGTATAATGGTGTAGAAAATACAAGTGGTTTATATAAAGAACGAACTTGGGAAAAAAAAATATATTTAACAAAGGATGAAAATGAAAGAGAATGAAAAAGTTGCTATAGGATGGATAGATGGAGGATCAATAACTAGTGGATTTGCATCATACATATCACAATTATTATTACATAGAAATAATATAATAAGCGATGTTGTTGTTGGTACAGGTCCATATCTATCATCAAATAGAAATAAAATGGTAGAACTTTTTTTAAACGGCACAAAAGCAGAGTGGCTATTGTCATTAGATAGCGACCTTCTTATTGATTTAGATTCATTTGATAAATTAGTTGAATCTGCAGATTCTGAAAAACATGGAATAATTGCAGGAAAATATTTTTTACCAATAGGAAATCAAGTAGTTTTAGCAGCTCAAAAATTTAATAATGAAACTAAAGATATAGGGATTTGGATTGATGGAGATGATCCAGATTTAAAAAAGAAGATAATAAATGGCCTTCATTCTGTAGGTGCTGGATATATGCTAGTTCATAGATCTGTTTTTGAAACAATATCAATGAATATAGGTACATCATGGCCATGGTTTCAAGATTATTGGGTTGAATATCCTTATAATTCTTGGATTACAGATGATATTCATTTTTGTAATTTAGCAAGACAATATGGTTTTAATATTGCACTATGTACAAATGCAACATCAACTCATTTAAAAACAGCATATATTAATGAATCTACTTTTATTAGTGCTCAAAATTATACAAAATGGTTACATGATAAAAATTTTAAACCAGAGTCTAAAAAAAGTTGGATGGTAAGAGGTAAAAGATAGTATGAAAGTTTTATTAACTGGTGCTGGTGGATTTGTTGGGCATCATACTTTATCACATTTATTAAAAACAACAAATTGGGATTTTGTTGTAACTGATTCATTTAAACACCAAGGTATATCTTCTAGACTTAGAGCTGTTTTTGAAGAATTACCAAATGAAATCAAAAGAGTAAAAGTGGTAACACATGATCTTGTATCTCCAATTGATTCCGTTACATCGCATGAGTTTGGAAAAATAGATACAATTATAAATATGGCATCAGATTCTCATGTTGATAGATCAATTCAAAATCCTAGACCATTTGTTGAAAATAATATAGCATTAATGTTAACAATGGTAGACTATGCACGAACATTAGATAGTTTAAAATGTTTTATTCAAGTATCCACTGACGAGGTATATGGTCCAGCCCCATATGGTACTTTTCATAAAGAATGGGAACCACTTATACCATCTAATCCATATTCTGCAAGTAAAATGGGACAAGAGGCAATAGCAAATGCATATTGGAGATCATATGGTTTACCTATGGTAATAACAAATACAATGAATATAATTGGAGAAAGACAAGATTCTGAAAAATTTGTCCCTAAAACTGTAAAAAGTCTTTTATTTGGAAAACCAATTACTGTTCATTCTAGTTTTATAGATAATAAATGGGTATCTGGAAGTAGATTTTATTTACATGCAAGAAATCAAGCAGATGCACTTCGGCATTTAATTGAATATTTTTATAATAAACCACATAGATATTTAGATGGATTATCTAAACCAGAAAGATTTAATGTTAAAGGTGAAATAGAAATATCTAATGATGAAATGGCTTTTATGATTGCTGATATTTTAGGTATAGAAAAAGAAAAAGCTGTTGAATATGTTAATGTAGAAAACAGTAGACCTGGACATGATTTAAGATATGCTCTTGATGGATCTAAATTAGAAAGTATTGGATGGAAACCTCCAGTACCCTTTAGAGAATCTTTAGAAAGAACTGTTATGTGGACAAAAAATAATCAAGAGTGGCTATAATGTCTGAAGATAGACAAGTAAGACCATGGGATTTTTTTAAAGAAGATACAATGTATGCTTCTGATAAAATTGCAGAAGAAAGAATGTCTATTTGTAATAATTGTGAATTTTTTTTTAAATTTACAAAACAGTGTAAAGTATGTATGTGTGTAATGCCATGGAAAGCAACGCTTGCAGATGCAACTTGTCCTAAAGGAAAATGGGGCAAAACCACAGATTATAAAAAAGAAATATGATTAGTTCAAGAAGTCAATATTATGATTTTGATAACATAGATTTTTATCATTTGCATATAATGAAAACTGGTGGAATACATTTACATAATTTTTTATTTAATAATGTAACAAATATATTAGTAAAAAATAATGTAAAAGTTTTTAATCAAAGAGTTCGTGGACATTTTGCTTGGGAACCTGCAAACAACAACACATATATAATTTCTACTTTTAGGGACCCAGTAAAAAGATCAGTTAGTCATTTTATGTATTTAATTAATCAAGTATATGTAATAGAAAACAATAAAAAAAAACCTACAATTTTTGATAGATCAGTAAATGATCATGGTTTATTTCATATTAAAAATTTTGAAAATCCAACAATAGATGATTTTTTTATTTGGTTTTATCAAAAAAAAGACATTTTATCAAATTTTCAAATAAAAAATTTATATAACGATAATCATTATATTTTAGATGCATCTAATTTACATTTAACAAATTTTAATATATCTAGTTTTAATTTAAATACAGCAATGCAAAATTTATCAAAAATTAATATATTAATAAAAACTGAAAATCTTACAAATGAAATTTTATCTAAAAGCGCAATAAAAATTTTTAATAATTTTAATATAAATTATAATATTGATTTTAAATTTCCAGATAAAAAAATTAATTATCATCAACCATCTTATGATTTTTTTACTAAATTATCAAAAGATAACATTAAAGAAATAGAGTTATTAAATTCAGATGATATGAATATATATAATACTAATTCATATTTTACATCTTTTGAAAGTTAAAATATGCAAAAAAAAATTTTTTATCATTTACATATACCAAAAACTGGCGGAACATCATTAAATTTATTTCTTAATAAAACAATATATCCTATTTTAAAATCTAATAATATAGAAATATACACACAAAATAATAATATTGATATTATACCAATAAGTCACAATGGTTGGAAACCTATAAATAATAATATATATATAATTTCATCAATGAGAGACCCTGTAAAAAGATGCATAAGTCAATATGTTTTTCTTGATAATTTTAAAAAAAATAATAATTTTGATATAGCAAATACAGATATAAATAAAAAAACTTTTTTAGAATGGTTTTATAAAAATGAAAATATTTTATCTAACTATCAATTAAAAAATTTATTTTACTGTCAAGATGGCTCGTTTTATCCAGAAGAACTAGATGGAAATTCACCTGAAATAAATATTAATGTTTTGCCAATAGAAATAATAAAAAAAAATCTATCAAAAATTAATATATTAATAAAAACTGAAAATATAACAGAATTAAATTTAAAATTAATGTATTATAAAATATTAAAAGATTTTAATATTGATATTAAAGAAAAGTATGAATATAAAGAAAATATTAAACAATATGTAAATAATAAATCATTAGATATATATAACTCTTTAACAAAATCTGAAATTAATTTTATAGAAGTTATAAATAGTATAGAATTAGAAATATATAATACAGAAAGTTATTTTACTAAATTTGAAGATACCCCCCAATAAAGGGGGGCATCATTCTTAGTGAGGGAATTTAGCCATCCACTCCAACGTTTTTGAAGTAACGCCTTTCCAGGCACTCCAATTCTCCCCACCGTTTGACATTTTATATGCTATTTGTGCATTAACAACTGGATTAAATAGGTCTACATTGTGTTCTAAATTATATTTATCACGACGATCAGAACCCATCATTCCAAGCATATTTATTTGAAAAATACCATAAGAACTGTCTCCAGTTTTAGTATTTCCATTAAATGCAAAAGGTCTTCCATTGCTTTCTTTTTTAGCAATAGCCCACGCCTCCTTTAGATTTTGACCTTCAAAACCTACTAAAGATAATAGATTTTTTAGATCTTTGTCAGATAGAGTTATAGCATTTGCATATTTTTCTAACTGATCTTCTTTAGCCTTAGAAACGATTTTGGCCACTTGCGTGGCCTCTATTGATTCTTCTAGCACGATAGATTTACTATCTAATCGGTTTTCAGAAGCATTAGCCACATTTGACCAAACGCCAAACATAGCTAAAATGCTGAGTGTGCCAATGACTTGTTTATTATTTCTCATAAAGTCAATCATTGTTCCTCCTTAGAAACAAATGACACCATTAAGGTGTCATAGACTAGTATAGCAGAATCTTATATTTTTTGTCAAGATGTGAAAATTATTGTTTTAATGCTATAATTAGGATATCATGGCCACAGGACAAACTACAATTTATGAATTACCATATCCACTTTCTGGAGATCCAGTAAATGTTCATGGAGATATTCAAGATTTATCAGAAAGATTAGAAACAATATTATCTACTATTGGTACCCCATTTATTTCACATGAAGTAAGAAATATAAGTGGTTCATCAATTTCAAAGGGTACACCAGTTTATATCACTGGATATTCTACAAAAACAACAATAGATAAATGTGACTCAGATAATTTAGAAACATTTCCAGTTTTTGGATTAATGGCAGCAACTACTGCTAATAATAATGATGGCGTTGTAATTATTTCTGGAGTATTTAGTAATATTAATACATCATCCTTTACTGCTGGAGATATATTATATGTTGCTAATGGTGGAGGATTGACAAATTCTCAACCCGCAACTGGATCTGGAGCTATTGGTATTGTTGCATATTCAAATGCTTCAAATGGAATTATAATTGTTGGACAGCCAAAAGGTAATGGTACTTGGGGATCACTGAAAGCAGGTTTAGCATAATGGCAACTTATAGAGGTTCTGGATCTGGAACATATGATATTGGAGAAAAACCTCCATTTGTAAATTGGACATTTGTAAAAGGAGATACTGCATCTTTTAAAGTTTATGTAACTGATGATGCCAGGGTACCTTTAAACATTGCTGATTGGACAATCAGTATGCAAATTAAAAGACCCACTACTGATCCAGTAGTATCTGGAGAAATAACAGATACAGCAACATTATTATATACTTTAACTCCAGAAGCAGATGAAGATGATGCTGCAGGAGAATTTACTGTATCATTAACTGCAGCACAAACTGCTGCATTACAAACAGATGATATTTTTGATATTGAATTATCTTTACCAGCAGATCAAATTGTTTGGACAGTTGCTCAAGGCAAACTAATAGTTCTTGAGGATGTAACAGCATAATGGCATCTGTTGCTATTTATGATAATAGTCCAGTATTAACACAAAAAATAGAAAGATCGGATTATTCAATAACAAAATTTAAAACAGGTAAAAGAATATCTGTTATAGAAGAAATACTTCCATTTAGAATTAGATTTACTGCTATACAAATTCCAGGGGTAGGTCCAAATAATATACCACCAATTCCATTACAGGTTAGTGGTGTTTCTAACTATATTTTGTAGAAAATCTGTGATATAATTTCACCATGGCCAGATTATCTATAGCTTCTGTAAAAACAAAATTCCAGACAGGGGATCGTCCTAGTCAAGAAGACTATGAGGATTTAATTGATACCGTTTCAGGTCAAGCTACAGATCTTGGCACAAGCGGTAATAATGAAAATACAATTACAGGAATTGAAAATGCAACTGTAGTTGATAACTTTGATGCAACTGCATGGAGAATGATTAAATATTTAATCTCTATTGCTAAAACTTCATCAGGTGATAATAAATATTATGCAACAGAATTGACCATACTAATTGATGGTACAAATGTAAATGTATCTGAGTATGGAACAATAGACAATGATGGGAATATTGGCACCATTAGCGTCTCTAAAGTAGGGTCTACAGTTAATTTAACAGTAACCCCTGCAGTGGGTATAACGCCTATTACAGTACGTTACGCACGTATTGGTTTAAAGGCTTAACTAAGGAGATAAAATGGCAACAGTCGCAAAAGACTTTAAGGTTAAAATGGTCTGATTGTTGAAGGTTCAACAGGTACCATCAACGGATCAAACATTTTAACTGAGGCATCAACTGAATTCCTTCAAGATACTATTGGATCAATGGTTGATGGTAGTACACAAACAAATATTACTGTTACATATGATGATTCAACTGGAAAGTTGAACTTTGTAGCAGAAAATGGAGTCGCAGATTCAACAACAGATAACTTGACTGAAGGCTCAACAAATAAATATTTTACAGATGAAAGAGCACAGGATGCTGTAGGTAATGCAGTTGGAACTGGTCTTGAATACAATGACACAACTGGTGCAATTGGAATTACTTCATCAGTAACAACCAACTCTGGCTCACAAACTCTTACTAATAAAACAATTAGTGGATCAAATAATACAATTTCAAATATTGGAAATTCATCACTTACAAATTCATCTATAACAATTAATGGATATGAAATTTCACTTGGTGGATCAGCAACATACGGAACAGATAATATTTCTGAAGGTACAACAAATAAGTACTTTACAGACGAAAGAGCACAAGATGCAATTGGTACAGCCATTGCAAATGGTACTCAAACAAATATTACAGTTACCTATGACGATACAACAAACTCGCTATCGTTTAACGCATCAGGAGGAGTTTCAAGTTTAACTGGAACTGCAAATGAAGTTGAAGTTTCTTCTTCAACAGGTGCAGTTACAATTGGTCTTCCAGACAATGTAACTCTTGCTGGAAATCTTACAATTAATGGAACACCAACAGATGCACATCATGCTGCTACTAAAGAATATGTTGATGCCTCTACTGCTGGACTCAATGTTCATGAATCAGTACGAGCAGCAACTACTGCTAATATTAACTTAGCAAACGCTCTTGAAAATGGAGATACTCTTGACGGAGTAACGCTTGCTACTGGTAATCGTGTTCTTGTTAAAAATCAAACAACAAAAACAGATAATGGTATTTATGTTGTTCAAGCATCTGGTGCAGCAGTTCGTGCAGCAGACTATAATACTGCAGGAGAAGTAGATGCTGGTGACTTTGCATTCGTTGAAGAAGGTACTGTTAACGGTAAAACTGGCTGGGTACAAACAAACAAGATTACAACATTAGGTTCTGATGATATTGAATTCACACAGTTCTCTGGTGCTGGTACATACCTTGCTGGAACTGGTCTTACTCTTACAGGAAATTCGTTCAGCATTGATTCAACAGTAACTACAAACTCTGGTACACAGACTCTTAGTAACAAAACTCTTACAAGTCCAACGGTATCGGGATTATATCTATCAGATAATAATATTATTGTTGAAGGTACAAATGACGTTAATGAAACAACACTTACATTTACAGATCCTACACAAGATAATTTAATCACATTTAAGGATGCTACTGGTACAGTTGCATTCACATCTGATATTCCATCAAGTACTGATGGACTTTCAGAAGGCTCTACAAATAAGTATTTTACGGATGAACGTGCACAAGATGCAGTAGCAACCGCTATTGCAGCAGGAACTCATTCTAATATCACAATTACTTATGATGATGAAAATAATAAATTTACATTTGCTGCTGAAAATGGTGTAGCAGATTCTACAACAGATAATTTAACTGAAGGTACAACAAACCTTTATTTTACAAATGAAAGAGCAGAAGATGCTGTAGGTGGAATGGTTACATCTAATACAGAAACAGGTATTAGTGTTACATATGATGACACAACTGGCAAACTTAACTTTGCAGTTGATGATCAATTCCCAAGCAAATCAACAACAAACCTTGCTGAAGGTACAAATCTATACTTCACAAATGAACGTGCAGTAACTGCTCTTGAGGCAGTTATTCCAAACTTTACATCAATTGATATTAATAATGTTGCAACTCAGGTTGCTGCCATAACGTCAGTTGCTACAGCAAGTCAGGTAACTGCATATCAGTTTGCTAAAGCAAATTATCGTTCTGCAAAATTCTTAGTAAAAGCACAAACTGCAACACATACAGAATTATCTGAAGTTCTTGTAACACTCGATGCTTCTGATAATGTTGCAATTACAGAGTATGCAATTGTTGGAACTAATGGCAATCTTGTAGATGTGACTGCAGATGTTAGTGGATCAAATGTAAGACTTCGTGTAACAACTATTAATAATAATACAGATGTTACAGTAGTCGGAACATTAATTGCTGCAACAACATTACCATAATAGATTAGGAATAGGAAATGGCAACAGTAGACAAAGACTTTAAAGTAAAAAATGGTCTTAATGTTACTCTAGGTGGTACATTTGGAGGAACAGTCACTGTTGCCACTCCTACAGAAAATTCACATGCTGCAACAAAATTATATGTTGATACATTAACTGGAACAGTTATAGTTGATTCAGGTGCAAACAATCCTGTTTCTGGAACAAATGGTGAATTATTTTTAAATACCACAGAAAATAGAATATATTTTTATTATAATAGCGCATGGTATTCTTTAGCTTTGGTTCAAGATACATTAGATTTGCCACAACATATTCACGATACAGCAATCGATGGCACTGGTTTAATAGTTTCTACATTCAAAGATGCTGGAGTTATTACAGAAGCAGTATCTGAATCAGAAGATGCTGGGTATTACAATACTAACTCATGGTCTGTTACATGGGATGGTGGAATTTCAACAGATAATTTTAACTAATTAACTGGTATAATATGAAAAGAAAATGTCATAGGAGGAACTAATGGCAACAAGAATGCAACAGCGCAGAGGAACCGCTACACAGTGGACTACTGCCAATCCAATTCTCAATGCTGGTGAAATTGGTTTTGAATCAGATACAAATAAATTTAAGATTGGTGATGGAACCAATAACTGGGCAAATCTAGCATATTTTGCTGACGTAGATACCCTTGGTACAGCACTTGCAGGTGATTATTTAGAATTAACAGATGTTGGTGTAGCAAATGGTGTTGTTGGATTAGACTCAAGCCTAAATGCTGTAGTTCCTGGAGCTTCCATTATTGTTGAAGGCTCAACAGCAAATGCTTATGAAACAACTCTTACTGTTACAGACCCAACAGCAGATCGTACAATTACATTTCCAGATTCTAATGGTACAGTAGTTCTATCTGACGGTAGCGGAAATGTAACTGTTTCTGGTAACTTAACAGTTAGTGGAACAACTACAACCGTAAATAGCACTGAAGTAAATATTGTTAATTCATTTACATTTGAAGGAACGACTGCAGATGCCTATGAGACAACATTAACAGTAACAGATCCTACCGCTGATCGTACAATTACTCTTCCAGACGCAAGCGGTACAGTAGTTCTTACAACTACACTTGATGAAATGGCACAAGATGCAGTTAACTCTGCAATTGTTGCAGGTGTTGGTTTAGATAAGACATATGATGATAATGGAAATACTATCACTCTTGATATTGATTCCACAGTCACAACAAATTCTGGATCACAGACTTTAACAAATAAGACAATTAACCTTAGTTCAAATACTTTATCTGGTACAACAGCAGAGTTTAATTCTGCCCTTTCAGATGGAGATTTTGCAACTACAGCTGGTTCAGCAACACTAACTAATAAAACAATTAGTGTAGATAATAATACAGTATCTGGAATTGCTGCATCAAGCTTTGTTCTTTCAGACGCTTCTGGAAATATTGATGGATCTGCTTCACAAAAAGCAATTCCATCTGGAATAGTAGTTGGTACAAGTGATAGTCAAACACTTACAAATAAGACAATCAACCTTACAAGTAATACTTTATCTGGTACAACTGCTGAATTTAATACAGCATTATCAGATGCAAACTTTGTAACAACTGGTGATACAGGAACTGTTACAAGCACAATGATTGCTGACGGCACCATAGTTGATGGAGATATTAATGCGTCTGCAGCAATTGCCCTAAGCAAATTGGCTACAGATCCTCTTGCTCGTGCTAACCATACTGGTACACAAACAGCAAGCACAATATCTGATTTTGATACACAAGTTAGAACTTCAAAAGTAACAGATTTAACAGCTCCTACAGGCTCATTCTCAATGAATAGCCAAAAGATTACAAATCTTGCAACACCTACTGCAGATACAGATGCTTCTACAAAAGCATATGTTGATGCTGCAACTGCAGGATTAAATGTTCATGCTTCTGTAAAAGCAGCAACTACTGCTAACGTAAATCTTAATAATGCACTTGAAAATGGAGATACTCTTGATGGAGTAACTCTTGCAACTGGCAACCGTGTTCTTGTTAAGAACCAAAATACAGCAGCAGACAATGGTGTTTATGTTGTTCAGGCAAACGGTGCAGCAGTTCGTGCAACAGACTATGACTCAACTCCAGAAGTAGATGCTGGTGACTTTATATTCGTAGAGTCTGGTACAGTAAATGGAAAAACTGGCTGGGTACAGACAAATGTCATCACTACAATTGGATCTGATGATATTGCATTTACTCAATTCTCAGGTGCTGGTACATATTCGGCGGGTACAGGATTAACACTAACTGGTACAACATTTAGTATTAATACAGGTACAACAGTAGATTTAAATACTGCACAAACCCTTACAAATAAAACAGTTAACCTAACAAGCAATACATTGTCAGGTACAACGGCTCAGTTTAATACAGCATTATCTGATGGAGATTTTGCTACTCTTGCGGGTACAGAAACATTAACTAATAAAACCTTGACAAGTCCTACATTAACAACTCCAGCACTTGGAACTCCATCTGCTGCTGTTCTTACCAACGCAACTGGTCTTCCAATTAGCACTGGTGTTAGCGGTCTCGGAACTGGCGTAGCAACAGCACTTGCAGTAAACGTAGGATCCGCTGGAGCACCAGTAGTAAACGGTGGAGCATTAGGCACACCTTCAAGTGGTACTCTTACAAATGCAACAGGACTTCCAGTTAGTGGTATAACATCATCAACCACACAAGCCCTTGGTCTTGGAAGTATTGAGCTAGGACATGCCACAGATACAACGATTGCTCGTGGATCTGCTGGTGTTGTAACAATTGAAGGTGTAAATGTTGTTACTACATCTTCTACAGATACACTTACCAATAAGACTCTTACAAGCCCAACTGTTAATACACCAACATTAACACTTGCTACATCTTCATCTACAACAGATGCTCGTATGTCATGGGATACAACAAATAAAAAGATACAGGTTGGTAACGGTACAACAGCAGTTGATTTCCCATCATCTAACTTAACTACAAATGCTCAAACAGCATCTTATACACTTGTTCTAGCAGATAAAGATAAGTTGGTAGAAATGAACGTAGCATCTGCTAACAATTTAACAGTTCCATTAAATTCTTCAGTTGCTTTCCCTACTGGAACACAGATACATATCTTACAGACTGGTGCTGGACAAACAACAGTAGTAGCTACTGCTGGTGTAACAATTAACTCTGCAATAGGATTAAAGTTCCGTGCTCAATGGTCATCATGTACTCTAATTAAGAGAGCTACAGATACATGGGTACTAGTTGGAGATACTGCAGCATAGTACTTATAAAAAAGTAAAGTACTCAATCTAAACTAAAGGTTGAATAAGTTTAAACCCCTTGAAATATAGGGGTTTTCTTATTTATAATTTTGTGCTATACTTGTACTACTTTACAAATTGTAAAGTTCTTATAATATTTTTAGTGGAAGGTTTTAATTTTAAATGTCAGATGTATTTTCTTTTCATTTATTGGATGAGTTTGTAAATAAATATAAAAATGTAGAGTCTCCTTTTGGTTTTACCGACGCAGGTGGTAACTCTTTAGGAGAAATAACATTTATTCGTACTTATTCAAGAGTAAAAGAAAATGGTACAAAAGAACGTTGGCATGAAGTTTGTAGACGTGTAATTGAGGGTATGTATTCTGTACAAAAAAATCATGCTAAAGAAAATCGCCTTCCATGGAATGATAATAAAGCTCAAAAATCTGCTCAAGAAGCATATGACAGAATGTTTAATCTTAAATGGACACCCCCAGGACGTGGACTATGGGCTTTTGGTACCCCTATGACCATGGCTAAACGCAATTCTGCAGCCTTACAGAACTGTGCTATGGTTTCTACCAGGGATATTGATAGAAACGATCCTGGAGCCCTTTTTGGCTGGGTTATGGATGCTTTAATGCTTGGGGTAGGGGTAGGGTTTGATACCTTGGGTCAAGAAAAGGGTATGGAAATATATCCTAATATTTCAGAAGAAATAACATATGTAATTCCTGATACTAGAGAAGGATGGGTAGAATCTGTAAGATTACTACTTAATTCATATTTAAAACCAAATCAGGCTAAGATTAATTTTGATTATTCTGAAATAAGACCATTGGGAGCACCAATTAAAGGTTTTGGCGGTACCGCTTCAGGTCCAGCACCATTAATTAAATTACATGATAATTTACGTATTGTAATTGGAAATAGAGCAGGGCAAACATTAGATTCTCGTGCAATTGTTGATATTGTAAACTTAATTGGTACTTGTGTTGTTGCTGGTAATGTTCGTCGTTCTGCAACGCTTGCACTTGGAAATCCAGAAGATCAAGATTTTATTAATTTAAAAAATGCAGAAGTATTTCCTGATAGAAATTCATTTGATTCAGAAAATCCTGGATGGGCATGGATGAGTAATAACTCTATATCCGCAACTGTAGGAACAAAGTATGAAGATTATGTTGATTTAATTTCTAATAATGGTGAGCCAGGATTTATTTGGCTTGATGTTGCTCGTAATTATGGTCGTCTTGCAGATCCTGCAGATGGAAAAGATTATCGTGTAATGGGATTTAATCCATGTGCAGAACAACCATTAGAGTCATATGAGCTTTGCACATTGGTTGAAGTACATTTAAACCGTCATGAATCTAAAGAAGACTTTTTGCGTACATTAAAGTTTGCATATTTATATGGTAAAACAGTTACTCTTGTTCCAACACATTGGCAAATTACAAATGGTATTATGCAACGAAATCGTCGTATTGGAACATCTCTAACTGGTATTGCATCTTTTGCAGATCAAAAAGGATTACCCGCAGTTCGTGAATGGATGGATGAAGGATATAAAACAATTCGTAAATATGATCACTCATATTCTGAGTGGCTGTGTGTTCGTGAATCTATTCGTGTAACAACTGTAAAACCTTCAGGATCTGTATCATTGCTATCTGGAGCAACTCCAGGAGTTCACTGGGGTCCAGGAGGAAACTTTTTCCTTCGTGCAATTCGTTTTGGTAATCAAGATCCTATGATTCATTTATTTAAAGCTGCAGGGTATAAGATGGAAGCAGATCTAGTATCTGCAAATACAACAGTAGTATATTTCCCAGTACATTCTGGACATGCAAGATCTGAAAAAGATGTAACACTATTTGAAAAAATTGGTCTTGCTGCAACAACACAAAAATATTGGTCAGATAATGGTGTCTCTGTAACTTTGTCATTTGATAAAGAGTCTGAAACAAAGCATATTGCTCCAGCATTACATATGTATGAAGGTCAGTTAAAGGCAGTCTCATTTTTACCTATGGGTAATATGACATATCCTCAACAACCTTATACTCAAATTACTAAAGAAGAATATAATTCATATATTGGACAAATTAAAAAGATTGATTGGTCTGCAATATATGATGGTATTGATAATTTAGAGGCTGCTGGAGAGGCATACTGTACTACAGATTCTTGTGAAATAAAAATCTCATAACTGATATAATAGAGGGCAAGGAGAAAAATGTCTAGCCCATCAAATTTATATGCAGAAAAGATATATTCAGAGCATCCGCTAGTTCTTTGGGCATTAGATGATCAATTAGATTATATAAGTTTAATATCTGAAGATCAAAGAGATATTACAGAGGAATGGGATTTAAGTAACGAACATAGTGTTTCTGGTGTTCCAGCAGATATCGGACAACCGTTTTTTGGTAGTGTAACAACAGAAATACAATGCGAGTTACCAAATTTAAGTCAATCATATACAGAATGTATTAGTCCAGATATTATTAATTTTACCAATCTAGATTCTAATATAAGTACATTTTGTATTGGAACTTATGTCTATATTGATAGCGACTATATTTCTTCAATAGATATTGGATATAAATATACAGATACAACATCAGCTCAAGATGTTATAGTTACAAAATCTTTTAACTATTTAGATTCCAAAAAATGGGTTTTTATTTCTGGAACATTTGAAAAACCTTCAGATAATACTAATTTAAAGATCTATATAAAAATTAATAAATCAAATGGTGGTATAGAACCATCTTATTACAAAATTTATTTTAATGGAATTAGTTTAGGACAATGGTCAGAAGAGTTTAATAAAACATCTTTAGGTATAGACACTATCGCTTTTCCAGCGAATATATCATTAAATCAAACATATGCAATAGCAGCAGACGCATATGGTGTGGGAGAAAAAACTGGATACTATTTAACAAATCAAACTTCATTAAAAGCTAGAAACTCAGGCATACCGATGGTATATGGTGCTAATAGTGTAACTACACTGTATCCTCAAGATAATAATGATAGTGGTATTGAAGGAAACTTACAAAGAACTTGGGATGATGTATTACAAGAAAATTGGCAATATTGGAATGATCAAGGTTTTAGTTGGTCTGAATTTACATATACCGCAGGAGATAAACCATCATTAATAGTTCCTGGACAAGGATTTTTAAATAATGCTGGCAAGTATAAAGAATTTACTGTTGAATTTTGGCTTAAAGCTAATTCAGATACAAAAACATCTAAAAGAATCTTTGGTCCTATAGCATCTTCAGACGGTATTTATATTAAAGATGGATTTATAACATTAGTAATTGGTAAATATTTTATGTCACATTTTATCAATGAATGGTATAGACCAATGTTAATAGATTTAAGAGTATCAAATCAAAATGCAACCTTATTAATTAATGGTGAAGAAGTTATATCTTTAAATATAGATTTAGAACAAGTAGAATTTCCAAATCAATATGATCTAGAAGGAAAAAGCCAAGATTGGCTTGGTTTTTATGCATATAATGATATTACACCAGTATTAGTAGATTGTATTGCAATATATTCTTATTTAGTCCCTACTGTAGTTGCTAAGAGACGGTTTGTATATGGACAAGGTGTTGTTTCTCCAGAGGGAATTAATTCAAGTTATGGCGGAGTTACAGCATATATAGATTACCCTTTTGCTGATTATACAGCAAATTATAAATATCCAGATTTTGCAAGATGGGAACAAGCAAGTTTTGACAATTTAGCAATAAATACAACATCAGTATCTTTGCCAAACTATTCTTTACCAAATATTTTTATAGAAGGACAAAGTCTAGATTTATTATATAAAGATAATAAACAATCAAATGAAAGTGAAAATGATAGTAATACTTATTTTACATTTAGACCAAATAGTTCTTGGAATACAGTTGATTCTTATTTAAACTTTAGTAATTTTAATTTTTTAAGAGAAGAAATAAAAGCAATATATGGAGTATTTTCTTCAACTAACCTATCTACAAATCAAACACTATTTAAAATACAAAATACTATAAACAATAATTATTTTATAGCAAAACAAAATTTAAATGTTATTGAATATTCAATTGTTATTGATGGTCAAGAAACTATTTTAGAAACTACCTCATCAATATCTTCTGGAGTTAAATTCGCAGCTGGAATTAATATAATAGATTTAATAGATAGATTTGGTGGAAACGTTGCATCATTTTTTGGTAATAGAAATGGATTACAACTATATGTTGCGGGATCAAATACAGATACATTTTTGGGTAAATTATATAATTTTGGATTATGTTCTTTATTTAATTTACAGCAAGCTATAGATTATTTTGATAATGGATTTGCAATAAAAACTCAATCAACAAACTTACTTAACTTTACTGCCAGCTACACCTTAATGCCATATATAGAATATAATCAATATTTCTTAGATATTAACGCTTACGGATATTGGGAAGACTATATGCCTTTGTCATATTTTGGACAATATGTTCAAGACTCATATGGAGATACATATTATGACTTAGACTTTTTACAATTTAATATTGGATATCCAGCACCTTCTAAGGCAGAAGAAACTGAAATTATATCTAGTTGGAGTTATGGTGAATTACAAGAAAGTTATGCATCTCCAACTCAAAAACAATATGGACAATTAGATAACTATGTTTACACTGGATATAATAACTATGAAGATTTAGAACAAAAATCAGAAAAACATTATCCATATAATACAAGTGGATCTTACTTAAACAGCTATATAACATTTCAATATATTGAAAGTGGAGCAAATAATCCAAAATCCTATTTCACCCAAACTTCTGAAATACATAGAGAAAAAATTATAGATGCCAATGATTATACTGATTGGGAAGTCAGAAAATTTAATGTTATTGATAATACAATTATATATCCTCCAAAAGAAGTTGATTTTACTAAACTTGCAATTGTATATCATATTGATTTTTATGTTAAACAATTATTACATCATCCAATTTCTTTAAAACAACTAGAGATATCTTCACAAGCATTAAATAATAATTCATTTAATCCAATAGGAACTAGATTTGGAATTAATTTATTTCCATATAAACAAAATGGTTTCTATTATGATTATAAAGCAAAAAATCCTTACAGCATTTATAAGGGAAGCAGTCCATATTTATATTTAACTAAAAATTCTGGCATAGAGGTTCGTGGAGATTTTGATCCATTATCAAATAGAGGAATATCATTTCCTATTAATCAATCTTTAGGTGCTGAATATAAAGTAAGTTCAATTCAAATCTGGTCTATGTATAGTTATGATTTAATGCCAGCATCAGAAACTCCAATATTTGAAATAAAACATAAAGATGATAAAATTAAATTCTATTTAATTTCAGATAATGAAATAGGAAATCGTGGACGCATTTTTGCTAAGTCAAATAAGACTGGTAATAAAATTAATAATTTAGAATATTATATTAATGGAACTCAAGTTTTTGAACCAGTAATAAATATAAAAGAGTGGAATTCTATAGGTATAGAATTTCCATCTGCTTTAGACTTTAATTCCTACCTTGGATCATTTAATATAAATGGACCATTATTAGTAAACAATATTTCATACTATCAGGCAAACAATACACAGCAGGTTCAAAGCAGAATAAACAGAAGTTGGGCAAAAACAAAAACAGATAGAGATGAAAATATATCATGGGGGTATTGGCTTAATAACTTTACTTGGGGCGGTATGAGATCAATATCTGAAACCGATATATATCTGGTAAATCCATCAGATGTATACAAAACATATATTGGAACCAATAAAATAATTATAGATGATCAAGAGGGAATTGTCATAGACTCTGACAAATTAAAGGTATATAACGACATTTCTTGGTCATCATCAATACGTTCAGCCGTTTAATCTGGTATACTTATGGATATGAATCCATTAATAGATCCAAAAACTGGCGAACCTGTGGTAAAAAATGTTCGCAGACAGGTTATTGAAAAAAAATATAACTGGGGACTTTATGTTTATAAAAAATCAAATGGAAAATGGTTCACTGATGGTGATGGAAATGTTTTAAATATACCAGCAGTTCGTGGTGATATTACTAAAATTGCACAATTAAAAGACGCAGCAGTTTATTACGGAGATCCTGGTGATGGTCAGTGTATTTTTGTTCCAGGACTAAGTAGGGTATCTGAAGAAGAATATTCTGAGCAAGTTGATCGTATGAAGAGTGGTTTAATTCCTAACCTTAATGATTTAGGTTCTATTTATGATGCACAGAAAACTTTAAAGACACATGGAAAAGAGGCATACGAAATTGACTAGAGAATTTGATTATATTCAAGCTTCACTTAATACACAACCTGAAGAAAGAAATATTTTTAAAGAGCAGGACCCTTTTAATAAATCGTGGGATGACTTAAAAGGTTTCTCTGGATTAAGTAATAATTTTAAACGTAGAACAGTACGTAATGTATCAAAAATTTATCCAGCATCTCAAGATGATACTGCATATTTAAACAGTGCTAATGCAGTTCCTTCTGGCAAAGATGCAGAATCAAAACAAATTAATCCAGGAACTGTTTATCACAATGGATATGGAATTTTTGATGCAATTACACCACCATATAATCTTTATGAATTAGCAAGTTATTATGATACATCTTTTGCTAATCATGCTGCAATTGATGCTAAAGTAGAAAATGTTGTAGGTCTTGGATATCGTTTTGAAATTACAGACAGAACTTTATTAAAGTTTGAAAATAGCGATGATCCAGCAGCTGTGGATAGAGCACGTAATCGTATTGAAAGAATGAAATTAGAATTACGTGATTGGCTTGAAAATCTTAATGATGAAGATAGTTTTCAAAAAACTATGGAAAAAATTTATACAGATTTACAGGCAACTGGAAATGCATATTTAGAAGTAGGTAGAGCAGTAAATGGTGAAATAGGATATGTTGGACACATTCCTGCAACTACAATTCGCATTAGGCGACTACGTGATGGATTTGTTCAAGTCATTGGTCGTAAGGTTGTTTATTTCCGTAATTTTGGTGCAAAAAATCCTAATCCAGTTACAGATGACAATAGACCAAATGAAATTATTCATATTAAAGAGTATTCACCTTTAAATACATATTATGGAATTCCAGATATTATTGCTGCTATTCCATCACTTATTGGAGATCAACTAGCATCTCAATATAATATTGATTATTTCCAAAATAAGGCGGTACCAAGATATATTATAACTCTTAAGGGTGCTAAGTTATCTGCTGATGCAGAAGATAAAATGTTTAGATTTTTACAAACAGGATTAAAATCTCAATCACATAGAACCTTGTATATTCCACTTCCTGGAGATACAGACCAAAATAAAGTTGAATTTAATATGGAGCCAATTGAAAATGGAGTACAAGAAGCTTCATTTGAAAAATATCGTAAACAAAATCGTGATGATATTTTAATTGCTCATCAAGTACCAATTTCAAAATTAGGAGGATCTGATTCTGCTGCTATTGCTGCTGCGCTTTCACAAGATCGCACATTTAAAGAGCAAGTTGCTAGGCCAGCACAAGGGTATTTAGAAAAAATTGTTAATAAGATTATTAAAGAAAAAACTGATATTTTAGAATTAAAATTTAATGAACTTACATTAACAGATGAAATAGCACAGTCTCAAATTATTGAAAGATATGTAAAAACTCAGGTTATTACACCAGATGAAGCTCGTGAAATGATAGATTTGCCTCCTAGACCAGATGGCGATGGCAACTCTCCATTTACAATGTCACCAAGACAAGCAACAGATGCCAGGGCAAATACTGCAGGCAATAGGGCAAGGAATTCAGAAAGAACAAATAATAATTCTGACTCCCCTTCTACTATTTCTGGAAGAAATGCACAAGGAGAGGGTCGTTCATCTCAATAGTTGAGAAACTATTATAAAGGAATGATATAATTATTCTGCCATGAATATAAATAAAGCACATTGGACTACTGATGGCGATACTGTTCGCTTTTCAATGCCTATCGGCAAGGTTGATCAAGAGCGCAGAACCGTCTCTGGTTTTGCAACACTTGACAATGTTGATAAGCAGAACGACATCGTAACTACTGAGGCAAGTTTAGCAGCATTTAAGAGATTCCGTGGGAATCTTCGTGAGATGCATCAGCCAACTGCAGTAGGAAAAGTAGTTTCTTTTAAAGAAGATAGATACTTTGATCCACAAACTAAAAAGTTTTATAGTGGTGTATATGTGTCAGCATATGTTTCCAAGGGTGCACAAGATACATGGGAAAAAGTTCTTGATGGTACATTAACTGGATTTTCAATTGGTGGAAATATTAAAAAGTTTGATGATGAATATAATGAAAAAATGGAAAAGCCAGTTCGTATTATTAAAGAATATGACCTTCATGAATTATCACTTGTTGATAATCCAGCAAATCAATTTGCCAATGTTGTCTCAATAGAAAAAGGAGAACTTGGCGGGTATTTAGCAAAAACAGTAATTGATAATGTTTACTGGTGCAGTACGGATGATATAGTAAGATTATCAAAAGATTCTGATGAAAATTGTCCATCATGTAATTGTGGAATGAAGAATATTGGATTTGTTGAAGATCAAAATGATACAGAAACATTAAAGTTCTTAGTTGATAGTGCAAAAGGCATTAGAACAATTAAGATGACAAAGGAGGAAAATCCTATGACAGAAGAAACAAAAACTGTTGAAGAAATTGTTGAAAAATCTGATACAGCAGTAGTTGAAAATGTTGAGGTTGCTCCAGAGGCTCCAGCAGATGCTGTACCTGCAGAAGTTGTTGCAGAAACACCTGCAGAAGAGTCAGTAGCAGAGGCAGTAGCAGAAGCAGTAGATGCTCCTGTTGCTGAAGAAGCAGCAGAAAAGTCAGTTGATGCAGTTGTTGATGCAACAGCAGAAATTACAAAATCTGTTTCAGAGATTAATGAATCTCTTACTAATGCCTTGAGCAATCTTGCAGAAACAGTTAAGGCTATGCAAGCCAATGTTGATGCAATCACAAAGTCCCTTGAAGCCGTTACAGGTGAAGTAAAATCTGTAGCAAGTGAGGTAAAAGAAGTCAAGGGTACGTTTAATGAGTTTGGAAAGCGAGTAGATCTTGTTGAAAAAGACACTGCTTTCCGCAAGTCTGGCGATCTAGGCGAGATCGTGCAGGAGTTCCCAGAAATGAGAACTCAAAAATCCCTATGGGGCGGACGTTTCCTCACAAATGCC